GTAGACGAATATGTCACTGGTGGATTCACGAATGGCAAATATCCTAACACTATTTTACCCGCACCAGAACAACGGGAAAAAGCGGAAAAGATAGTACGGGATTCTATGCCACAAGCGGTAAAGGATATTGTGGATGGAGTATACCGCTTGGGGAAGTTGGAAAAGCCCACGCCCCGCACCAGAGGGATGAGTCTGGATGATTGGATATCATTGCACAAACTTGATATTGATGCAGTTATCCATAAGTACATTCCGAACTTCACACCAGATAACTATAATCTGGACGAGGAGCGTCGTATGTGGGTTCTTTATCAACCGAGCCTAAAGAAGTGGGCAGTAAGTGATGGAGTAGTGATATGATACGAATACGAGTAAATCAGTATTGCAAGATTAATGGGTATGCGGATGCGACGGCAATATTCAAAGTCATAGTCCGACATAAGGAATATGGTATTCCTGTCTTTTCGGTTGAACTGGTGAGTAGCGACACACAGAAAAGTGGAAAACAAATCCGAATGGATGGTAGTTATCTTATACCAACAACCAAAGAAGGAGAAGAAAAATGAAATATCTATTTAGGCTCTATGGTGATAAAGAAGAGAGTCTTTTCACGATATTCAAATCATTGTGCGCCCTGAAGGGTTTTTCAATTCGTGAGCGGTTGCTCTATCTGATTGAAATGGACGTATCAATGAAGGGGAGGAAAGAAAGATGAAGAAAGCGATTATTAACGTAGACCTTGTTTATGAGTTTTTAGATACTATGAATGAACAAGAGATAAAAGACGAATTAGCAAACGTGGAACTACCCCCGGAGTACGTAGAGAATAGTTATGAGTTCGTTAAAATACTAATAACGGAAGAAAGGAATGTGTAATGAGAGATACTAATACACTGATTGCTCAATTTCTTGGCTTTCAAAAGACCGATATTGGTTGGTATGATTTCGACGAGGTTATACTAAATGTTGATGCGGGTATGTACTCTAATACATACGATGAATATGAGTTAGCTTTTCACAGTTCGTGGGATTGGCTTATGCCTGTTATAAGTAAGATATTACACCTGTCTTTCAAATGTGCAAGAGACGAAGGCGAGGATCAGATGTGGGAAGATTACAATGGTATAATAGATTGTATCCCCGACATTGATCATACTTATAACGAAGTAGTGACGTTTGTTAGAGCGTGTAAAAAGGAGGACGATAAATCATTGAGTGGTTGATTACCAATTTGCGTAAGTGCTAAATTCCTTGCGGTTGAGCAACTACAAGGTTTGAAAAGCCTCGTATCGAAACAGTCGAAGAGACCTCCTTCCAAGACTATTAAGTGCGGGGTTTTTTTTATGCTTAAAGTAGTATTCGGCGGTGGGCAAGATATATTTGTTAGCTTACCGATTAATGTTAGACCTAAAGAGGTTAAAGATATTGAACGCCAGATAGTTGAGTCTTATACGGCGATCCATATACTAATGAATACCGGCATACTATGCTCTGTCTTTGGGTGGGGTGAAACTTGAAAACAAATAAAGGCGAACAATGGGAAATCTGACGATTATTATAATAGCAGTATTATTCTGTGCTAACAGCATTATCTGTTTGCTAATAGGTCACCATATCACTGCGAGAATGCTCAATAAACCATCTGTCATAAAGAAACCGAGGAAACTGAAGATCAATGCGCCTAACGGCAAACCAGTTACAAGAGATGATGATGTGGCAGTCATACCAGATTGGAGTGATTCATAATGGACAATACAGAACTGACATATAAACAAGCAAAGTTTGTGGAACTTTATAATGGGAACGCTACGGAGACGGCTCGTCTATCTGGGTACTCTGAAAAGACAGCGGAACAACAGGGTTGTCGGTTGTTAACTAATGTTAAGGTTAGTGATGCCATCCGGCAACGGGATGACGAGCATAAACATATACGGGTTGCGGATCGTGTGTCACGCCAGAAGTTTTGGACAAAGGTCATGGATGATGCTGATGAAACCATGAGGGAGCGGTTGAAGGCGAGTGAACTTTTAGGTAGATCGGAGGCTGACTTTATCGAGCGAAGGGATATACGTGTTGAATCCGACAAACGATTTGATCAAATACAGAATGATGCGGAAGACCTTGTAAATAGACTAAATGGTGCTAAAACGTAATATGCCCTTAAAACGTGTCCACAGGATCGTTTTTAACGAGGTATCTCTACACCCGGCTTATGCAAGTATACCCGTTTTAGGGCTATTCTTGCGCTTTTCAAGGTATAAGGAGGAGGATGTTTAAGAACCCCAACCAGTTATACAGTTATGATGGCAAGTATTCCCCGGAAGAGATTCAACTAATGGCGAGTGCAAGTCTGGATGATCCTTTAAAGTGGTTTTGCCCTAATGGGGCGCAGTCATTGTTTTTGAATGCTATTGGCAAGAGCATTGATACCAGTAAGATACCAGTGGTGTTGTTCACTGCCGGGAATGGGATCGGGAAGACCACGATAACGGTTCATACTATATTGAATATGGTATACGGAATGCAGAATGGTTGGTTTGATTATCCGATCTTTAAAGACTTCCCATTCCCTAAGGTGGTATGGTATTGCTCAACTGGTGAAACGATCAAGAACACAGTAGTGCCAGTCATGGAGTCCCTACTCAAGCCGGATACCTACCAGTCATATAAGGATGGTAAGCCACATATTGCTCGGATCACATTCAACAATGGATGGAACATTGTATTCAAATCGTACGATCAAGACCCGAATACCTATGAGTCTGCCAATGTTGGAGTATGCGTAGCGGATGAGCCAATGCCCGAGTCATTGTGGAAGGCGGTGAAGTCGAGACGGCGTATGGGTTGCGTGACCTTGCTCCCGATGACCCCCTTGTATACGCCCCCGTACATCCTTGACGAAATAAAGCAGTCGGCAGAGAAAGACCTCCCCGGATATTTTCAAATTAAAGCCAGTGTTTATCAAGCGTGTAAAGAAAGAGGACAGCGTGGACATTTAGAAAAAGAAATTATAGATGCTATGGTAAATTCTTATGATCCAGAAGAGAGACAAGCACGGGCTTTTGGAGAATTCACATATTTTTCTGGATTAATTTATCCAAGTCTTGATTTTAATACAATGTTCGTAGACCCAGTAGAATATCCTATTCCTAAATTTTCAAGAATTTTTCAAGTTGTAGACCCACACGACAGCAGATTAAGTGCCTGTATATGGTGTGCATTAACTCCATATGGAAGATTTATTGTTTTTGCAGAATCTCCTAAAAATATAGATTCTCAATATTGGGAAATGAAAAGACCTTTAAGTATTCACGAAGAAGTAAAGGAATGGATAGATATTGAAAAAGGATTTGCGTATCCTGTTGACAATAGAGTAATGGACAGGATTTTTGGATGGCAAAATCGAGGACAAAGAACAATTTCAGAAATGTATCTATCAGAATCTAAAAAATTAGATGAAAAATTCAGTTATATGCCGTCGTATCATGCACAGGGCAAAGAGGGAGAAATTCAATTAGGTCATAAATTAGTAAGAAGGCAGATGGATTTAATGGAGGATGGTAAGCCCGGATTAGTCATTTACAATAATTGTTATCATACTTGGCAAGGAATGACTCATTATGTAAGGAAACATGAGACAACTAAATCCGCAGATGATAAGGGAGCGGGTGAGGGCAAGATAATTATGAAGTACAAAGACTTCCCAGATTGTATAAGATACATGGTTGGAACACAATTAAAAGCACAACCACCCAAGAGTAAGATCAGTAAAAGAGCAAAAGAATGGATGGATTTTGTTAATTGGAAAAACCCGAGAAAAAAGATAAATGAGAATGTTGAGCAGTGGCAAAGAAACTGATATGATTGTTTTAGATAGATTACAAAACGGATATTATGGAAACGATAGATCGGGAAATGCTTATATTGATGCTTATTTTAATCCAGAAACTCATAACCCTTATCCGTTGTTAATAAGATTGTGGAAAACTTTTTTACTAAAATTGAAATCATCAATTAATGTTACAATAATTACACTTATAGGCTATTATGGTTACAATAACCCCTATTAATGTTACAATAACCCCTATTAATGCTACATTAATACGACATAGTATAGTATATAATAGTATAGTATATAATAGTGGTAGTAGTATAACACAATCACACACAACTTTCTGTGGATAACAATGCCGATAAATCAAAAAATGCTAAAGAGTTTACAAAAGCAATACGGCAAAAAACGGGGTTTAAAAATTTACTATGCACTTGAACAGAAACGCAAGAAACAACGCAAATGAGCAAAGGTTCATTAGATGACCGAAAGCATGAGAAGTCACAGAGCGTTAATTTCAGGCACAGATCAAACAAACGCACGAAAGCGTATAGAATATGGAAAAAGCGAAAAGAAGAAGTAAAAAAATTACCCAGTTCATACTAAACAACTACAAAGATTTCGATACAGAAAAATTTGCCGATAATTCTTACTGGGTTGATATGGAAGATTTGTACAAACAAGGAACGTCTCCGTATATGAACCCTAAATACAACTTAATAATCTTGAATTAGGAGAACACCGAATGGCTATGTCTATGACTAAAAAAGAACAAGTATCACTGTTTAAAAAAATTATACGATACTATGATTCTAATAAAAAATACCGGGACGACCGCCAACTTCCCGAAATGTTTGAAAAATATGAACGTTTCTATCGAAACGATTACTGGCGTGGTAGCGGGAGACCAAGACATTTATCAAGACTGACTTCAAATCTTTTGTTTGAAGGTGTAGAAGTAATGTTACCAGTCGTGGTATCAAGACCCCCCGCCCCGGATGTTACTGTTGTACCGAGTCAGATTGATCCGGAAATGATAGAAGGAATGAACGACTATGCCAGTAAAATGACAATAGAGTTAAAAAAGGTGTGGGCTGAAGATGAAATGCAGTCATTGTTCCATCAAGCCTTCCGTGAATTCGCAATTAAGGGAAAATGTATCGTAAAAAGCACGTTTAACCCGGAAACAGGGAAAATTCACAATGAAATAGCTGATATTTTGACTTGTTACCCGGATAGATTTTGCAGTTCACTGGATGAATGTGAAAATAGTCACTTTATTCATGCCCAGTATATGAAAGTATCCGATATTCGCAAGAAATATGGAATAATTGTAGAGCCAGAAGGCGATTTTGACGAAAATTCCAATTTTATATACTTCAGAGACCAGATCGGCGGTGCTATTTCTGGTGCTATTACCCGTGTACGTGATATTGTTACTGGTGATGAGGTGAAAAGTGAAGGACGGTCTCTGGTAATTGAATATTATTCACCCGGAGCAGATGAATACGAAGAATTTGAAGATTATGTGTATAATGCAAATGGTACGGCGAAGAAGGATAAAGACGGAAGTGTGATGAAAAAACTGGAGAAAAGGATGAAGTACCCACATGGAAAAATTTGCACTATAATACGGAATTATAAGGAACAAATTGTAAAAGAAGAACCTAATCCGTATGGCAGACTGCCTTTCTTTGAAGTAACCAATCATAAAAGAATGGGCGATTTCTGGGGAATGTCCGACGGTCAGAACATAGAAACACATATTCTGTCAATTAATCAAGCAATGTCAAACAGGAATGACAATTTAAGATTTTTAGGCAATCCAGACGTAGAAGTGGTAGAAGGTTCTGGAATTGATGAAGTTTCTAATGAGCCGGGCGCAATATATCATTCGGCAATTCCCAACGGTATAAGAAAACTACCACCCCCACCTATGGGCAGTGATGTTCCAAGATTTATAGAAGACCTTCGCAGAGATTCTGACAGGATTATGGGTCTTTCTGATGCTTTTCGTGGTCAATCAATGGCGGGGGATAGCGGAGTAAAAACTCAAGCACTCATTGCACAGGCAACCGGGAGACTGCAACCGAAGGTAATGTCGTTTATTACTTTAGCAAAAGAACTGTATCAGCACTGGGCTTTTATTATCCAGAGATACTACCCGGATATGGTGATTCAGCAAGTACAAGAAGGTGAGTCAGCCGTCAATTATCAAGAATTTGATATTAAAGTAGGTGCAAAATATCCGATTAAAGTGGATGTATCTACTCATACGATGTTACCTTTCGACAAGTATGCAGAATTTGAAGAGGCACAGTTCCTATTCCAAGCCGGTGCGATGTCGCCGGAACAGATGATTGACACAACTCCATCTATGAGGGACAAACAACGTGCGAAGGATTTTGTTGCTGAACAAAAAATACAACAGCAAAAGCAGATGGAAATGGAGCAACGTGCTTTAGAAATTGAAGAACAGAAGAAAAGCGGTAACAACTTATCAGACGATGAACAGGCAATTCTTCAGTCTCAAGATGCTGATGCGATAGCAAATGTACTCGCAAAACATCCAGAGCTAACAAATTAAAAATAACTATGGATTTCAAAAAATATCAAAAGGTAAATTGCACAATGAACTTATGTTGGTATCATCCCAGTTCAAACCGTGCCCGGAGCATCCCTTCAATCAATTTCGTTTCTCCGGGCACTCCCCAACTAAATTAGGATAATTATTATGGCGAATGGCAAAAAGAAACAAAAGAAAAGCAAAGTTCAAGTCAGAGAAGCAGATATAAGTCGAGCCGATCTTGTAGGGCAAACCACTACTTCAGAAAAAGGCGGTGGGTTCACATCTAAATCTGTGTCGAGAATATCAGCAGATCAAGTTGGCAAAAGTAAAGGAAAGGGAGATGTTCGGTACTATGCCGGAGTAGGTGCGTCACCATCCGAACCCGTTGCGGAAAGAATGAGTGAGTTTGATGCACAATCCAAAATGGTTTCTTCCCCCGCAGATTCGATTAGAGGGAAAAATGTTGAAGACTATCTAACCCCGGAAAGAACAGGTTTGTTCAAATTCTTTAAGAAAAGAAGAAAACCAAATTTGAATATGTAGAATGGGTGACAAGAAAAAAACCAAGCGAACCGACAAAACGATATACCCACCACCCTCATCCGAGGTTGGAAGAACGTTTAGCGAAAAAGGCGGTGTGCACACGTCTAAATCTGTCCACTCCGTATCCGCCGATCAAGTAGGTGGAGGTACTGGTCTTCGGTATTATTCCGGGGAAAAGTCCAGTAAAATGCCAACTCTGGCGGGTAAGGTGGCGAGTTTACGTGCAAGGGTTAAAATGACTACTACGCCATCGGACTCTATTAAACAGGCAGACGTTAAGGATTTCTTGAATCCACCGAAAAAGAAGTTTAAAATATTTGGGAGGAAAAAGTAATGCCGGAACTTGATGGAGTACAATATCCTTATACAATAAAAGGAATAATGGCTTGGCGTAAGGCTAAAAAAGCAAAAAAAGGGGATAAATCTTCTGCGAAAGAAGATTATATAGACGCACAAACAAAGAACGGGAAAGTAGAAAAAGCACCCGATGAAGTAGTAGAATCATCCGCCAAAGCAGAAGAAGCACCCGCTCGGAAATCGTCGGTGGTGGGGGAGAAAATTTTTAGAAAACGTATGGAGAGGGAACGTAATGATTCGTTTGAACGAATGGAAGAGCGAAGGGCAAAAAAACGACACGACGATGCGGTTAAAGCGGGACGTAAGAAACGCATGAGCAAGATGCCGGAGATGGAACCACCCAGTAAAGTACCGTCAAAGAAGTCGCCGGAATTTCGCAAGGCAAGAGAATCATTTGAAGAAGAACGTAAAATGAGCAAGGGGACAGCCCCGTCGAATCGTGTAGTGGGTCGCATTAAGGGAGAGCCACAATTTGAAAGAGACCTCCCAATAGTACCGTCAAAGAAGTATTATGAGACCACCCCCAAGATGACGAGCACGTCCGTTAAAGTAGAAAATTCAGTACCTAAAAAAAAGAAATACAAATTTGAAAAGAAACTTGCCCCAACGTCGGGGTATGGTATTGGTATGTAATGAATAGATTTCAAATAACCGACTCGACAAGATCGAGCAACTGTAAAGGAGTCAATAATGGCTAACAATGGAACAAATACAAGCGATAAAGTACAAGAAAGTAGCAAAGTAATTCCTACGATGCACGAGTTCGCCCCAGTACATGATGGTTTATATATGGTGATAGCAGACACCATTGATAGAACCGGGACAAGATTTTTAACCGAAGGCTTTGAGGTGCAAAGCGTCGGAGTTGTCCAAAGAGATACTGTTTTTGATGAAAGGGGAGTAACTGCAAACGTGACTATGATTCCGGGTGTTCGCATAGTTGTCCATAGGGACAAAGACGGCGAAAAGGATGGTTTCGAATATATTGGTATACACTCAACAACGTTAGATGAAGCCCGTTCATCTAAACAAAGATTAAGGTAAATGGCAATGGCTGAAGAATCAAGCACTATCGGTATCGACCAGACGGAAGAAACTATTGCTATGTACGAACCCGCAAAGCGGGATTATGACGACCAAAAAGACCATACTGAAACGGGCAACGATACAGATGGTACGAGGGAATTGTCTGATGAAGAGCAATTCCGAGCAAAAGATTTTCGTACAGTTGATGACATTATGAAAGTCATTGATGAAAAGAAGGG